CTTTATTTTTATTAGTAACAAGCTTATTCCATATTTTTTTATCTTTAACAACTGTTTTATACATCTCCGACCAAAACTCTTTCGGGTGTTTATTAGAATTAACAATATTGTGGTCCTTACCAATAACTTCTTCTAAGCTCCAACCAGAAACGTCTGTAAATTTTTTATTAACATACGTTATTTTACCATTAGCATCAGCTTTTGAAATAAGGGCTGCCTCGTCTATAAAATTTTGAAATTGGATGTAGTTGCTTTTAATTTGATTCGATTTATTAATAAACCCTTTGGCAAAAATATAAAATGGGAATAAAAAAATGATAAAACAAATATACCCAAAATAACCTATGGCTTCTGAATATTGTATTAAACCAAATACTAGTAATGATTGTACAGAGAAATATACTAACATAATTAGTACTGAAACGACTAAAGAAATTTTACTTTTTAACGACATATTTAAAAACAAATGTGGACTATTATACTCTAAAATATAAATAGTCCACATGATTTAAAACGCCCTACTTTTGTGGGAAAATCCTGGGATTTTTTTTTACCTAATAAATCCTTTTTTGATTAAATCATGGATATAGGTGCTGTGGTCGATGTTTTTCTCGTTTGCATAACCAATAGACATGTGCATACCAAAGAATGGTCTACCAAGGCCCAATTCGTTTCTAATTGCTTGTAATCCATTTCTTTCTTCATTAGGGATATTCAACCACCAAGTTCTATCGTCAGTTTTAGGGTTAAGGTCCAATACGATTTCAATTTCTTTACCATCCCATTTTTTTTTAACTTTTTCCCAAACAATTTCAATTTCTTCATCAGTTACAGTACCACCTTGACTGAAGTCTCTCATGCTATCGTTGATAAAGGATATGTGAGCACCTCTAAGTGGTTTATTAAGGACTATGCTGTATCTTTTTTGTAGGAACCATGCGTAATATTCGCAAATATCACCATCCATAAATACCATCGCCATTTTTTTCCACGATGATTGCCCTTTATGTTTTCTTGTCTTGTCTTCTGGCTCGAACCCAATCTTACCAGTAAGTGTTATTCTATCGTTCATTTGCTAATCTAAATAATTGGTTAACAATATCTCTATCAATTTCTTGTGCAATTTCATGCGTTAATATAGCGGTTAATTCAGCTTCAGCATCAATATTATGGTATGCACGTAAATCTTGGGCCATTTCTGGTGTCCAAGTGAATCTTAAATGGGTAGATAGTTTTACCCACTGTTCGTAGTTTAACCCATTTTTGAGTGACCATCTCTTTAAACAATGTTTACATAAATTATTGTTAAATGAAAATATTATAGCTAATGATTTTATAATATAATCATAATGTTCTTTATGTGGGTCATGTATATCCCAAAAACCACCATCTTTTATGGTGTAATTTTTAGATAGGTATTTTAGTATGACGGAATATTTTTCTTTGGCTCCCATACACAAAGATATGGAAACCAAATAAAATAGTCAATATTAAGCCAACTTCAAATTTCTTAAATAATCTCTAAGAAACGCATTTTTAGGTCCACCAATCTTTTCTTCCCAAGCAGCGTAGTTTTTGTTGTTCTCAGCTTCCCATTGAGAGAATTGTTTCTCAGTAGGTTTCTTGTTCATTGGCCATGGGTATGGTGTTCCAACGAAATCTGGGTAAATTGTTCTGTTGAACACTCTTTCATCAACCAAGAATACAAACGCAGTCAATTGGTCACCCAAATCTGGTTCGTGAAATTCTTGTAACAGCACACCATTATCACGAAGCGTAATCATGTGTTGGTTTAACGAACCAAGTCTTTCTGGGTTGTTGTTAGTTGTTCCACCATTCAAGATAATAAATGTCTTGTCTTTGTCAGCCCATTTCTTGTAAACTTCAAAATGTGGTGGTAAACTATCGGCTGTTCTACCATAATCAACAACAGCATGTCCGAATTGGATACCTTGTTGGATTGGGCTCAAATTGTAAGGCACAAGACCGTACATTCTGTATTCCAAGAACATCATAGTTTTACGAGGCATCGAGTTAGCCTTAACTTTACACAACGCAATGCGTCTGTAAAATTCTTGCAAATCAATTTTTTCTTCGTAATAAGCTTCTTCATAGAAGCTCCAATCAGTATCCCATGATGAGATATCCAATATACGCATGTTTGCGTCTAGGCACCATTCGTACCCGCTTTTTTTAATATTACCAGCTTCCATAATCTGTTATGTCTTTTTCTATTGTCATATCACCCCATTTTATGATAACTTTTACGTTACAACCAATACCTGTGTGTGTAAAACAATATGTTACCTTATAATTAACCTTATCACCATACAAAACTTTTATGGCTTGTATTTGTTTGTCTAATAATTCTTGTTCGTTGGTGTTTAATTCAAATGTTGCCATTAGTTTCCAATTTCTATTAAGTGTGATACTGTACATTGTGCAGAATTATACACGATGTATTCATTGTTTCTCAAATCAGCCCCACCTTTAGCAAATACACTATCATAACCGTCTTTCTTCAAGACACCAGATGATAAAGAGTAACAACTAGATGTGTGATGAAGGATTTCTTTTTGATTCCCTAAATGAACATCAAACAATGCTAAGAAAGCTTTGTCATCACCACCTCTAGTCCAATAAGAACCCCTAAGTGATGAATACCCAATTGATTTCTGTGCTTTGTCGGCAAAATAAATACCGTCACCAAACATAGAACCAGTATGGATTGCTCCAGAAGGTCTAATCAACAAACCTGTTTGTAAAATGTTAAACCAGTTCTCGTTTCTAGAACCATGCCAGTAAAGTCTTTTCTTTTTGACTTTAGCATTGTTGAAGTGGTTGTCAAAGATAGCTTGTGTTTTCTTGTTAATAACTTTGTACACCTTCTTAACTTGGTTAGCGTTTGGTCCCATTAACTTGGTAATCAACGCTAGTGTTTCAGTATCTTTTTCTACTTCAATACTTAGACCCATTTGGTCAAGGATTGTAACCTCATCAACCTTTTCTTCTTCTGGGGCTTCAGCAGCTGCTTTTTGTTGTTTCAATAATTGAACCTGTCCAGCCATTGTATCCAATGTACTTTGTTCCGAACCAATTAATTCTTGAACAAGATTCAATGAATGTGAGTTGGTGATTTCTTTTGCTAAGTGGTCACGAACATTATCCATTTTTCTAGGGATAATCGTGTACAATTTTAACAATAAGTCATTGATGTGTTTGATATCAACACCAATTTCTACCAAACTACTAATTGTGTCAATAACTTCTTGGGCCGCATTGATTTGTTGTTCAGATACAGCTTCTTGTGTTACCTTATAGTTTCTTTGGATTGACTTGTTAGCGAAGCTCATCAATTCATCAATCAATTTTTTAACGATTGAATCTTTGATGTCATCAGTTTTTTTGGTAGCGGCATCACTCTTAGAATCAACTACTGGTTCAGCCAATAATTCGGTTACATCAGTGTAACCTTTAGTATTAGACAGTTTTTGTTTTAGAACACTGTTCCATTTACTGCTATCTTTATATTCTGTCGTTAGATTTCTACCAACTCTACCGTACTCGCATTTTATTCTACCATCTGGAAGTTCTTCCATAATGTAGACTTTATTGCTGTTGTCTGTTTTTCCATTGTCTACTGATACGTGAATTAATTTAGCGTATCTTAAACCGTTCTCTTTTACTATCATATTCTATTAATTTTTACAAAGGTAAAAAAAATATATGAATGTTCCAAATATTTTAGAACAAATCGTCTAAGTGTTTTGGAACCATATCAGAAACATGGCGTTTCCACCATGTTTTCAAATATGTTTTTAATCTAATAAACATCACCAATTTCTAGTAACGTCATCAAACAATGCTGGGTTAGACATAATCCAAGCATAGAACAAATCTTGCATCGATGGTGGAACCATGTGTCCATTTACATAGACAACATCCGTTACTATTTCGATTTCTTGTCCAGCTTGAAGCGGCATATCTTTAGCTACTTCTGCGTCTTTTTTAAGTCTATATACCTTGTTCTGTATCATATATTTTTTATTTTAAATGTAATGATTTTTTTGTAAAAATAAAGACTTAAACCAATTTAAAAAACATTTCTCTTACCTTCGAAGAGATATATTTATTAACCTCTTTTGGTTCAATTTGGTTATCAACCATAGTATCCATTTCTTCTTTGATAACGTCATTTACAACCCATCTTATAACATCACCCATTTTCTTAACATCGATTGGTTCGTTGTTAGGAAATGTGTTTTCAAGTGATTGGTTGAAACGACTTTCAGTTACCGCATAGTCAACAAACTTTTGGATTGAAGATAACTTCTCAGTATCAACTGATGCTAACACTTTAACCTTAGAGCTACTGTGTTTTTCACCTTTTACTTTGAATCTGTGAACAACACCTTGATACTCACAAGACCATACAATACCTTCCCCAATCCCAGAATATCCAAAAGACTTAGCAACTGGACATTCTTCTTCAACACCGATAGTCATATCTGACAATTGGTTTTGAACTAATTGTGGCATGTTAAAATCAATATCAATGCTAAACGTTGTAAAGTTATCAATATTGTAAATTTTATTATCTGTTGCCTCCAGATAATGATAAGCAACCCAATATGCTGGATTATTCTTTACCTCTTCTTCTGTTTCAGTATGCGGTGTAACTTTAACACCAAAGATGAAGAAAGATTTAGGTAAATTTGTAATGCCAACACCTTTTTGGATGTTTCCACCACACCACTCACCATAAATACTAATAGTGTTTTTTGTTAAATCTAATCCAGTTTCGACTTTAACTTGGTTCATTAAATCGATGAACGTTTCTTTGTTTGATTCAACAAAAAATGCAAAACCAGCGTTGTCTTTTTCTGGTGTAATGATATTCTCACGAGATTGTGCCCAAAGACCATCTACCTCAT